TCGTGCCTCCACTAAATTTGCCATTCGAACCTCACCCATTGGTGGTGGATTTTTACGATGGCCTAGTGATGAGTGCACAAGCACGTTTTTATGAGGCAAGCGACTGGGAATATGCCCGTATCGCCTGTTTCATTCTCAATAACATCGTTACCTCAGCTCGTCCATCGCCCGAAATGTTCAAGGCGTGGCAGACTGCTACCAGTAACCTTCTAGTTACAGAGGGTGATCGCCGTAGGCTACGTATCGAAATTGCACGTCAGCCTAAGGTTGAGGCAGTTGACGAGAGTGAGGCCCTTGTCCTGCACTTCAAGGAGCGCATGGAGAAGGCAGAAGCCGCACGTTCGAGCGCCTAATGAGCTGGGACACATCGAATCGCAGGTCTCGCCTACCTGCTGATTGGTTTACAGTCATCAGGCCACACATCCTGAGGACTCAACCACGCTGCAAACTACGATACCAAGGTTGCACGGGGAAGTCAACTCAGGTCGATCACATCAATCGTGGCGACGATCACAGCTACCGCAACTTGCAGGGAGTTTGTGCCAAGTGCCATGCGATCAAGAGCGCTCGTGAAGGGCGCCAAGCACAGTTGACCAGGCGTCAACGACGACTACGTTCCCCGGAGGAGCATCCCCGTGAAGGACTCATTGCGTCTAAGCCCACTGAGCCAAGGACTAACCCAGACAACCCTACCTGATGGACTGCCTGAGCGCACGCTAGGGTGGTATATTTTGGCATGGGCATTCAAGTATTTGTCTCAGCCCGATGGACCTGACGCAGGCGAACCATTCTTGTTCACTGATGAGCAGATGCGTTTGTTGCTATGGTGGTATGCCGTAGATGAGCAGGGACGTTTTCTCTTTAACTCCGGAGTGATTCGACGCATGAAGGGTTGGGGTAAGGACCCCCTAGCCGCTGCCATGTGTCTTATCGAACTGTGCGCTCCCACTGCCTTCTCTCATTTCGACGCTGAAGGCAACCCCGTGGGAAAGCCTCAGCCCGCACCATGGGTTCAGGTAGCCGCCGTATCCCGTGATCAGACACGAAACACTTTCACGTTGTTTCCAACAATGTGCTCACGCGCCCTGATTGAAGACTATGGTCTCGATATTCATAAGGAGATCATTCACAAGAAGGGTGGCGGGCGTATTGAAGCCGTAACGTCATCCCCGAAGTCACTTGAGGGTGGGCGTTCTCATTTCGTAATTATGAATGAGACACAGTTTTGGCTTGAGAACAACAACGGCCATGAGATGGCTGGTGCCATTCAGGGTAACGTGGCTAAGGGACGCGGAGGTTCGTTCCGCCGTCTCTCAATTTGCAACGCTCATCGTCCTGGTGAGGATTCAATTGCTGAGCAGGATTACGAAGCGTTTGAGAAGATCGCAGGCGGACTCAACTTTTCGAAGTTCTTTTATGATGCTCTTGAGGCGCCCGCTGACACGGACATGGAAAACTATGAGTCGTTGGAGCGAGGACTCACAGTAGCGCGTGGTAACTCTACGTGGTTGGACGTTCCACGTCTCATCGAAGAGATTGCCGACCCACGTACCATTCGTTCAGAGGCACGTCGCAAGTACTTGAATCAAATCGTGGCGGCTGAGGACGCATGGTTGACTCCGTGGGAATGGGACGCTATCGCCGTTCCATCGCTACGCCTACGTGAAGGTGATCAGATCACGCTAGGTTTCGATGGCTCACGTGGTAACGACCATACAGCATTGTGCGCTTGCCGCATTGAAGATGGCGCTATCTTCTTGCTGGAAGCATGGAACCCTGAAAGTTTCCCTAACAACAAGATCCCAACCACGTCTGTTGACCAGGCAGTGCATCGTGCATTCGAACTTTACGATGTAGTCTCCTTCCGTGCCGATGTGAAGGAATTTGAGTCATATATCGATGCGTGGGAAGCGAAGTACCGTAAGCGCCTAATCGTGAAGGCGTCCCCTGGTAATTTGATTGCATACGATATGCGATCGAAGGGTAAGCGTGAATTCCTCATCGAATGTGAGCGTTTCCGTGACGCCGTAGTTGAGGGCAGCATGAAGCATGATGGGAACAGGATTTTGCGTCAGCATATCCTCAATGCCCGTCAGCGCCCATCGGACACATATGACTTGATCGGTATCGGTAAGGAATCGCGAATGAGCGAAAAGAAGATCGATGCCGCCGTAACCGCTGTCCTAGCGTTCGGTGCTAGGCAGGAATATCTTAAGACGAAGTTCAACCGTAAGAAGAGCTTGGAGATTATCTAATGGCCCTCATCAAGGACTATATTGAGAAGGCCCGTGAGAATCTTGGGCGCGATCGCAATAAGTTGCGTGAGGATTCACGATACTACGAAGCTGAACTAACCCTTGATCGTTCGAAGCATCCGTTGCGTACGGAACTTCCGAACATGCGAGCAAGTGTTGGTTGGAGTCGTTTGTACTTGGATTCATTGGTGGAGCGCATTGCGATTGTTGGCTTCCGTGTACCTGGCGTCTCGGATGCAGATGAAAGGCTGAGTGAATGGTGGAAGGCGAATGACCTTGACCAAGAGGCTCAGATTTCGTTCCTAGAGACGTTTATTCACGGCCGCTCTTACATCTCAATTTCAGCACCAACAGACGAAGACGTATTGTTTGGGCACCCTGAGGACGCCCCAATTATTCGTGTTGAGTCCCCGAAGTACATGTGGGTTGAGATTGATCAGAGGACACGTCGTGTTCTTTGGGCTGTGCGCTTTTACTACGATCCACAGGCACAGAACAACGATCAGGATGATCCTCAGAAGTACACTGTTTACACGCCCGATGCAACTTTCTACGTGAAGGACGCGAAGGGTGGCAGGTACGTGCAGGATCAGGAGCCTGACGAGCATAACCTTGGAATCGTTCCGATCGTTCCGTCGTTCAACCGTGAGCGTGTGAGCGATAGGTATGGACGCTCGGAGATCATTCCTGAGCTTCGTAATTTGCAGGACGTAGCAACACAGGTTGTGCAGAACATGCAGACTGCCGCCGATTTGATGGCTGTTCCTCAGCGCCTTTTGTTTGGTGTTGAGAAGGAAGCAATCACACAGAATCAGGACCCTTCTGCGCAGTACAAGGCATACATGGCTGGTATTTTGGCATTCGAGGATGAGAACGCTAAGGCTACACAGTTCTCAGCCGCCGAACTGTCCAACTACACGGGCGTGTTGCAGGAGCTTGCGAAGATGGCTGCTAGTTACACAGGGCTACCACCACAGTACCTATCGTTCTCATCTCAGACTCCTGCCTCAGCGGAAGCGATTCGTAGCGCTGAGTCACGTCTAGTGAAGAAGTCTGAGCTGAAGGGTGCCATGTTCGGTAACGTGTGGGAGCGCGTCATGAAGGTGGCCGACTTGGTGATGACAGGCGGGATCGCTAGCGAGCTACGCCAGATCGAAGCCATCTTGACAGATCCATCAACACCAACGTATGCTGCTAAGGCGGATGCGGCAGTGAAGCTTACGGGCGGAAAGCCAATCATCCCAGTGCAGCAGGCGCGTAGGGACATGAAGTACACCCCTGCGGAGCTTGAGCAGATGCGTATGTGGGATGCTGAGGAGAAGACTGAATTCTTGGGCGCCTTGCTCGGAACTGATCCTTCACCAACGTTCCCAATGCAGACAACATCGGCAACGAAGGCCGTTGATCCTGAAGCACAGCAGAAGGCAGCGGCACAGGCATCACAGCAGAGGAGTGCGAATAACAGTGACTCAGATTCTTGATCCTTACGAAATCTACACGGACGATAACGACTGGGAGTTGCCAGAAGATGGCGTAGCGTGTAGCATCGAAGATCCAGATTGCGAAGCTTGCCAGTAGGTTGACAACAGAAGACACGTGATGTAGAATATGGGTGCAGTCCTGGTGTAACGGCTAGCACAACGGCTTCCAAACCCGTTGGTCGGGGTTCGATTCCTCGGTACTGTGCTCATGAGGGTTTACATGTTTCCCGCATTTCTAAAAACATGTTGGTGGTCCCATCGTCCAACGGTGAGGATTCCAGGTTCTCAACCTGGAGATCAGGGTTCGATTCCCTGTGGGACTACGCCTAAGTTTACGGTAAACTCTATGTGTAGGAACCGTATGGTCTTTGCTCGCATCGTATAACGGTGAGTACGCGGGATTTTCACTCCCGTAGTCGGAGTTCGATTCTCCGTGCGAGTACTTTACAAAGGATAGGGTTTGTGGTACACTTGATAGGAACCACATGGTCTTGCTCTCATCGTATAGCGGTGATTACGTCGGCTTGTCAAGCCGAATACCGGAGTTCAACTCTCCGTGGGAGCGCTTGCACTTAGGATGGTGCCGTGTGGCGTGCACGTAAACAACGCCTTCAATGGCCTATGGTGTAAACGGCGAACATCCCTGACTGTTAATCAGGGGTTCTAGGTTCGAGTCCTGGTGGGCCAGCGCTTGACACAACTTCAACGATAGGATATCATGCCAGAACGTTATTTTGCTCAGCGTCCAACTGCGCTTACTGTGCTTGAATGGACAGGGAGTAACCTAGAAGAGGTTCGTGACTTCTGGGAGGCGCGAGGGTATGATAGGTACAGCTTTGATGTGGATGTTGATGGTAATTTGGTAAACCCTAGCGGGACGCCACTTGTACCAGGAACATTCACAATCCCAATGGGTGGCTTTGGGCATAGTGATGAAGCCACAATTCTTGAGGGAATGCAGGAAGTTGTAAATCCTGCCGGAATGAGGTATAGTATCGTTGAGGTTGAAGAGTCCTAACGGACATGGTGCGCGCTGGTGTAAGGGTAACACACGGGTCTCATAAGCCCGAAGCTATGGGTTCGAGTCCCATGTGCGCTACAATTTCAAACGCCGACGTAGTGTAACGGTAAACACACTGGACTGTGACTCCGGAGATTTGGGTTCGATTCCCAGCGTCGCGACCACCTGTATGACCAAGCTGGTTGACTGGACCTCTCTGATGAAGAGGAAGCGCTAGGTTCGATTCCTAGATACAGGACGCTCAAGTTCCAAGTTCTAGTCCTTGGATTGAATTACGGCCTATTTCAGTCGTAAGCTTGACATACTCTGTTAGCTCAACGGGAGAGCACGTGGCCTACACCCACGGGACGGGGGTTCGATTCCCTCACGGAGTACATGAGTAATAAGATTGACGGGTACCGAGAATTGCCCGACGAAACAGTGGAAGATATCAACTACATCAAGTCGATGGAGCGTGATCTTGCGTCGTTCTGGCGTATCATGGCGTCTCCCGAGCATGACACTGACAAGCGCGAACTAGCACTTGCAAAGACTCATTTCGAAGAAGGCTTCATGCACTTCGTTAAGGCCCTTGCAAAGCCTCAGAGCGCATGGTAAGATAAGAACATGAGGCAGCTTCACGGTATAAGTCCTCAAATGGGCTGATAGCTTAATGGGAGAGCGGCACGCTTGCAACGTGTTAGGTGAGGGTTCGAATCCCTCTTGGTCCACTTTGTTCAATGACATGTGGTTGTTCAACCTGATTGAACGGGCATGAAAATTGAACATGTAACAGGGTGTAGCTCAGCCAGGTAGAGTGGCGCGTTTGGATCGCGATTGTCGGGGGTTCGAATCCTCCCATCCTGACACATCCCATGTAGTTTCCTTGCATGGACATCAACGAGTATGCACGCCGTAAGCAACGTATTCTGACACGTATGCTTGCGGCGCTTCTCTATGTCTTCGAACAGTTCTTGCGACGTGTGATGACACCACGTCTATGGGATCAACTGATGACGGTATCGTACCGCGTTATGAAGCCGTTCCGTGATGAAGGCACGCAGCTCGCTCGTGAATTCTATGACGACAATCGAACTGAACAGCTTCCTAATGCTGAGCCACATGACATCTACACTGACGATCACTACCCTGAGCGTTGGTATCGTGAAACCATGCTTCCAGTGTATCAGAAGTTGCAGAGGACTGGCAACGTCGAGAACGCTGTAGAAGAGAGTGTGGCACGTGTCACGAAGGTGTACGAGGACGCTCAGAGGCGTACGTTGATTCAGGGTATCTCATCGGATAAGTCGCAGCCTGTGAAGGGTTTTGCGCGCTTCGATCCACGTCCGCCTACATGTGCCTTCTGCACCATGATGATCTCTCGTGGCCCTGTGTACAACAAGGATCGTGATGGAAGTACGGCGGGATGGCCGTTCGACACACAGCGTCTTGAAAAGCTGATCTTGGACGACAATCCTGATGAGATCAATGAACTGATGAATAAGTGGCATCCTAAGTGTACATGTATCGTCGTTCCCGTTTACAAGCACTCGAATTACCCTTCAGAAGCACAGGAGAAGGACGCCCTCGAAATTTACATTGCCGGGCGCAAGGCTGCCATTAAGCGTGCTAAGAAGGAAAACAAGAAGCTTACGACGCGCTTGATTCTTGATGAGATGCGAAAGATTATCTATTCGCCTCAGAAGGAACAGGATGAAACCACACTTGTGCGGAATGTAGCCTAAGTGTGACGTATTGCGAGTCTGGTACTCGCTCTCATAACCCTGGAGGTTAGAAATGACGGAAGCACCTACAAATGGTCCTGAGAACGCTCCCACAAATGGGGGTGAAGGGGACAAGGGCACACAGACTTCGAATGCGAAGAACGTGAGCGAGCTTCCAGAATGGGCACAGGCAGAATTGTCCCGTGCTCGCAACGATGCCGCTTCCTACCGAACACGTTTGCGTGAGACGGAGCAGGCTCGTGACGACTTGAAGACGTCCCTAGAAGCTGAAGCCGGAAAGGCTAAGGCGCTACAGACTGAGGTCGAGGACTTCAAGTTGAACACCGCAAAGCTTGACGTTGCGCTTGAAGCGTATGGCGTCGAAGGTACACAGGTGAAGACGTTTGCAGATCGTCTACGCGGAAGTACCTCTGAAGAGCTTGTAGCGGATGCGAAGACACTAATGGAGACTCTAGGTGTAGCACCTGGCAATACAACAAAGCCACGTGCCACTGACAAGTCTGCCGGTCTAGGTAATGAGAAGCCTCCTACAGCCGAAGACGTGTGGTCATCCTTTGTTGGTGACAAGCTCGGTTGGGGTCAGTGAGAATAAGCAAAGGATGAAGCATGGCTTTCCAGAATGAGGTCTCCCCGAATAGGGAAGATCGCCACCAGGGACGTCTTGCGTATCTAACCGATGATTTCCTACCTAGGGAGATCACAGGACCGATGTGGGAAACAGCGCAGGAGGCATCTCTTGTACTGCGTCTCGGACGTCAGATCCCGGTTGGTTACGGCGAGACCGTTATCCCCGTACAGAGTGTAGAGCCTGAGGTTGGTCAGGTTGGTG